CATATCCTTGGACAGTATTTGGTGTGTTTAAAACATCAGGCCATTCAATCGTTGTCCCACCAACAGACGAAAATAATGCTACAACCGTTTCTTCACCTTCGACATTTTTCTTTAAATAAAGAGTACCGTCGTACGTATTTACAGCAAGTTCGCCTAGTTCCAATTGAGCAGTAGTTGGTTTCTTACCAGTTTGGCTACTGCGCTTGTGTTGAATTGTTATATCAACCATTTAATTATCCTTATATTAATACTGTCCGCCATCCAGGTTATCACCATCGGAAATACCGCCAGCATCTGCTCCAGCCAATGTTGCGGTTGTGTCCGTTGGATCAGTAATAGTGTCGACAATGAATGCCAAACCTTCTACAACTTTTGACATTTCTCCAGTTGTCTTTTTCATAAGAACATCATATTGATATTTACCCGGTTTTAAATCGGTTGTAATGTCGTCTGCTAATGTAAGTGTAATGGTCCCATTAACACCGTCTTTTTCTATGGTAAAGTCTGCAACTTTTAATGTGGAATACATTTTTCGCATTGTCGCATAGAAATCGTAATTGACAAGTGCTGTCAAAGGATTGTTATCCTCATCGAAAAGCTCGATGGTAATTCTAAAATCTGTCCCTTGATCTATGTAAACATTTGCTCTCGATGCCATTTTTAAAATCTCTTTTTTTCTTATATTTATAAACAAAAGGGCATCAAAAAGATGCCCTTCCTAAATTATACTACTGGATGAACATACGGATTACTTTGATTTAAGTTCCTCAATTTCAGCCTTGAGATCTTTAATGGCTTCAATTAGGAGACCGACCATGTTGCCATAAGCAACTGTTTTCATTCCATCAGATTTTTCTGAAACAACCTCTGGTAAAATTGCTTCAACTTCCTGAGCAATAACACCAACATGTGTTCTTCCATCTTCACTATCAATCTTGGTAAATGTCACACCTCGCATTGCATTAACTTTATCGAGTGCATTTTCGATGGTTTGTACATTTTCCTTAACTCTAGCATCAGATTCAGAAATAACGTCACCAGTTGCGGTAAAGTCACCAGTACCCATATTAAATTCAAATATATTTGCACCACCAGCAATACCAAAGAAGATATCAAAGTTAACACTTGCGGCATCAAAATTAAGATTTGAACCATTAAAGAATATATCATAATCACCACTATTACCAAATTGAAGTTCTACGTTGTCATTAAATCTGTGGTAACCACCAGTTTTGATAACATTACCAGTAAGATCATATCCATCAACACCTGTTGTAGAACCATTAACAGTTAGATCATTAATTGTCAAATTACCAGCATGAGTCAGTGTAGCAACTGTAACATTTGATGTGTTTCTAAAGTTCCAGTTAACTGAATCATTAAAGTCAGTTCTCATTTCCGAACCGGTGTAGTAGAACTGAATATCGTCACCTGTACCGAAGTAAAGATCGACGTTATCATTTAATGTAATAGATCCGCCAGTCTTAGTATCAGCACCAGTATCAGAAATTGTTGATGAAATACCAGATCCAGAAATCGTTCCACTAACTGTTAGGTTACCAGTAATTGCAACATTACCTTCTGCCTGGATATTTTCAACAGTCAGTTCATCATCACCTGAAACATAGTAGAAGTTTGACTGTGCACCTGGGTTTGTTGAAGTCGTACCATACAGTTTTCTTGGGTTCAGATCAGATGATAGGAAGAACGGAATAAATGCCGTAGTACCTTGTACAGTTGGGCTTTCAAAGTGAATGTTCTGAATGCTGATTTCGTCAGTATTACCGTCGTTACCTTGAACACCTTGAATACCAATATCACCATCATTACCCTGAACACCTTGAGTACCTTGGAATCCTTCGCCGTCAGAACCAGTGAAACCCTGGATACCAACATTACCTTGGACACCTTGTGGGCCTTGTGTTCCCTGAATACCTTGCGGACCATATCCACCTTGAATACCATCAAAGCCTTGTACACCATCGGCACCGCCAAGTCCGTTTGAACCTGCTACACCCTGGACACCTTGGATACCTTGGAAACCATCCGCACCAGATCCTGGGAAACCTTGTGGACCTTGACTACCATCATTACCTTGAAGACCTTGCAAACCTGAACCAGTTTGACCTTGATCCCCCTGGACACCTTGATAACCTTGGACACCTTGGCCACCTTGAATACCAGATTCGCCTACACCGTCAAAACCCTGTGGTCCAGGATAACCCTGAACACCCTGTATACCTTGTGGGCCATCACCACCACCGTCGCCATCCAAGCCTTGAACACCCTGTGGCCCTTGTGGGCCTTGTGGACCTTGTGGACCAGGAGCACCAGCACCGTCTTCTCCAGGTTCACCCTGAATACCTTGAACACCTTGCACACCCTGAACACCTGGGTCGCCCTCACCTGGGTTACCTTGAACCCCCTGGAAACCTTGAGTACCTTGGAAACCTTGGAGACCATTTCCTTCTTCACCCGGATTACCTTGGACACCTTGGAAACCCTGAACACCTTGGAAACCATCACCACCAGCGCCGAACTCACCTTGTACACCTTGGACACCTTGAGGTCCTTGAGTACCTTGTGATGAGTTTGTAGCTTCACCTTGTGGGCCAACATCACCTTGAATACCCTGAACACCTTGTTGGCCTAGACCTGTGCCACCTTCATTACCTTGAACACCTTGAACACCTTGTGGGCCAAAGTCACCTTGGATACCTTGTGTACCTTGACCGCCTGGCTGTCCATCAAAACCTTGAACACCTTGTGAACCGCCTATACCTTCGCCAGATTCCCCTTGAACACCTTGAGTACCTTGAACTCCTTGCGGTCCAGAATCACCGATGATACCTTGAACTCCTTGGACACCTTGGAAACCTTGGAAACCTTGGACACCTTGCGGTCCAGGATCACCAACAAAACCTTGAACACCTTGGAAACCTTGTGCTGCCTGAGTACCCTGCACACCTTGGATACCTTGTGAACCAGCGCCATCAAAACCTTGTGGACCATTATCACCTTGCACACCTTGCACACCCTGTGGGCCTGGATCACCAATATCACCAGTTCTAGCAAAGGTAATTCTTACATCCTCATTATTTGTAAAGACACCTGGACCATCTACATATGCACAGTTTACAATAAAGAATGTGGCCTGTTCTGCAATGGTATCAATTGTATAAATTACAAAGTTTGAAGGATCTGCTCCATCAGTAACTTTAAAGTGCCCTGGAATTGCTGATGTTGAATCATCAATAGTTCTTAGGAACTGTTGAATATCCACACTATTATCATCAACATCGTCAATGTACATTGCTGTGGCTGAACTTAATGTAGTATTATTAAATTTCAGCCAACCAATTTCACTGAATACACCTGGGTCCGTAGCATTTGTATTTGTCAGATAATGATAATCAAATGTTACACCACCGAAGTTACCTGCAGGACCTTGAGCACCTTGATTACCTGGTTCGCCCTGTACACCTTGTACACCTTGTGGTCCTAAATCTGAAATCTCAAATTGGCCAACCATTGCACTGTGTAATTCACATTGATAATACAATGTATCTGGTGCATCACCTGGAACTCTAAAGATTATTTGACCGTTAGCCGTACCATTATTGGTAACACCATCATTATATTGGTTACCAGTTCCAGTACCTGGAGCTGTTTTAATCCAGAAAGGATGACCTGTTGCTTGTACATCAAAGATATATGTAAAGCCTCTGAGCAACCGAACTGTTATGTTTCCACCAACACCATCAAATTCATATGCCGCATTGCCGTCATTTGTTACAAGATATGTTCTAGCACCTTCCGGTCCTTGCATACCTTGGTTACCTTGAACACCCTGTACTGATTGAATACCCTGTGTACCTTGATGGCCTTGCGGTCCCTGTACACCTTGAGGTCCTTGATAACCTTGAACACCTTGAGTGGATTGTGGGCCTTGAGCACCTTGGAAACCTTGCGGCCCCTGAACACCTTGAACACCCTGATAAGCCTGAGGACCTTGCACACCTTGATAGCCTTGGGGTCCTTGAACCCCTTGGACACCCTGTACGCCTTGGACACCTTGGATACCTTGTGTACCAATATCACCGTTTCTGGTAAATGTAATAACCACATCTGGATTTGCTGTAAAATAACCAGAGGTTGCATTACCAGCAATAAACGTAGATCCTACAATAAAGTATGAAGGAACTTCTGATAGGTTATTAATTTGATAAATTGCAAATATTGATGGATCAACCACCGAAATGACTTTATAATAACCTTTTACAGTTGTGGTAGAATCATCAATAGTTCTGAGGAATGCGTCCAGGTTATTACCAGTGGCATCCTCATCAGAAATTCGTAGATTTGTTGCATTAGCAAGTGTCGCATTATCAAATTTAAGATTACCAGCACCAGGATCGGCTGTAGACACATCTGGAATATAGTTATATTCGAATGACATACCACCGTATGCGCCAGTGTAACCAATCAGACCTTGAGTACCTTGGCTACCAGTATAACCTTGAACACCGATTGTTCCCTGAGGGCCTTGAACACCTTGTGGTCCTTGATGGCCCTGAGCTCCTTGAGCACCCTGCTGCCCTTGGAAACCTTGAGCACCTTGAACACCTTGTGTACCAATTTGTCCAGCTGGAATAAAGTTAATAATAGCTTCATTACCATAGACCTGAGCAGCGCCTGTATTCCAATTTGTTCCGGGTGAAAGATCTGATCCACCTAGGGTACTGCTTGCTACCCATTCAATATTAAAGTGACCCCAGTCCTTACCAGTACCCGTTGGGCTCCATGTCCAATTCGTATAGTTATAAATTACAAATTCATAATCGTCATTGGAAAGATTCTTAGGGGTTCTAATAAAAATCTGACCCTTAGGACTACTAATAATTGAATCAAGATAATCAAATAAACCGTCTACTCTACGACCTGTATTTGTAAGATCGTCAATATATAAAGTTGTTGCCTGTGTGACATTACTATTGTTAAGCAACCAACCGTTTAATCCTGGGAACCCTTCAATAGTGCTTGAATTAAAGTCCCAAGTAAATGTTAGACCACCACTGTAGCCAATAAAACCTTGGGGTCCGTCATTACCTTGAATACCTTGTGCTGCTTGAACACCTTGGACACCTTGTGCTGCTTGAATACCTTGTACACCTTGAACGCCCTGTTCACCGTTACGAACAAATGAAAGGCGAAGGTCTGTACCGTTAGTAAGTGTTGTCGAGCCGTTGACATATGTTAAAGAAACTTTCCAATATCCAGTACCATCTGTAATTGGCTCATCAATTCTAAATGTTGCTTGATCGTAAATATCTGCTGCGTTGACGGCCTTCATATAACCTTTTACTGGGCCAGCGACACCAGCAAATTCGGCCATAAGACCATCCATTACGTTTACACCACCAACGTCCTCATCATCAACAAACATGACAAGACCACCGCTAGTGAGTGTTAAATTATTAAATCTTAAATTACCTGTACCAGGATCAGCATCTGTTGTTGTGCTGTCATATGTATAATTGTAAACCAGGCCACTGAAATCACCGGTAATACCTTGAGCACCCTGAGTTCCTTGTACACCCTGAACCCCTTGTACACCTTGTACTCCCTGAACTCCTTGTGTACCTTGTACACCCTGAGTACCCTGAACACCTTGTGGGGCTTGAGGTCCTTGAGTACCTTGAACACCCTGTACGCCTTGAGTACCTTGGAAACCTAAATCACCCTGGACACCTTGTACACCTTGGACACCTTGGAAGCCACGATAACCACGAGAACCTTGGATACCTTCCTCACCAATCTGTCCTTGAACACCTTGTACACCCTGGACACCTTGGAAACCTTGTACGCCACGGAATGAACCAATGTTAACCCATGTCGTGCCGTCATAAATCCAAAGTTCATCATCGGCTTGGTCAATAACACCATCACCTACTGTTGCTCCAGGAAATGCGGTATTTAATGTTGCCTGAGGATCTCCGCCAGCATCAACGTCAGCGACAGAACCAATAATAGTAAAACCAGGACCATAGTCACCTTGAAGGCCTTGAAGTCCATCATTACCTTGAATACCGGTAATACCTTGTGGACCTGCTCCCAGATCAACCCATGCTGATCCGTTAGAATATTTTAAATCTCCATTTTCTGCATAAACAATGGCACCTTCAAAAGGTGCCGGATCTAGATTAATAGGAAACTGCTGGGGAATTCCTTGCCCCAGCGTCGCCGTTCTTCCTCGTAGTGACTTATATCTGGTGGACATTATACGTCATCCTCCTCCGATTGACCCAGAGTAAATGACAATGTCGCATCTACATGTAGATTTTTATCTGCCTTAACTTCCAGTGTATCACCAGTTTTAAAGAATTGACCGTTGATAGGAATAGGAATTGAATCATAAGCCGGTACTGGCATATTTCTCAGAATATAATATTCATCATTTTCCACATATCTGTAAGTTTTTAAATCCACATAAGCTGTATTCGATGTAGTATTACAAAGAATAAGAGGAGAAATAACTTCTCCAACACCTGGTTCGATAGTAGTTGAACCACCAAAAACAAGTTCAGGGACTTCGTAATTTGGTACCTCAATAAGTATTTGCCAGTTGGTGGACAAAGTCAGGTTTGTATAAACCGGTTTTGCGTCCGGTGCCTGAGTGGTTGTAATAGTTGTAATAGTTGTATTTGCCATTATACGATCGCCCTACTGTTAGATGCTCTTCTTGCGAGTTTTCTCACCGATGATGTAAACGGTCTACCTTCAATCCGTCCTGTTCTACCATTAATTCTCAATCCTCTAGCAAAGTATTGGTTGTTCAATTCGTCAGCACCTGACCAACGAACCCTACCACCATCTTCAGAGAGAACAGAGGCCAAGGCCGAAATCGGAAGACCAATGTTTCTAAAGTTCAA